ATGGATGCCTCCCTCTAAATTCAGAGAAGCATCCATGATGTAAATATAATTATTCAAATTTTTAGCGGTGTCCAGAAAACTGGGTACATATCATAACGGCTCGGGGGTTTTTATTTTGCAAGAATAGAGGTGGTGTATATGAATGCCTAGAGGAGATAATCCGAATAGTAGGAAAGCATTAGCTGAAAATAGAGCGAAAACACAGTTCCGCGGTGAAAGCGCGGTGAGAGCCGCAGAAAAATCTAACGAGAAACAGCGCAAACTCCGTACCTTCCGTGAGCTTGACGAAGACTTTACCAGTGATAAAGAGCGCCTGGATATGCTTGAAGCACTTAAAGCAAAGGCTAAGCGGGGGAATGTTAAGGCGTTTGAAGTATATCGTGACACCATGGGAATGAATCCGAAAGAGTCTGCTGGACAGACTCAATATGAGGATGATGGTTTTACCGACGCAATCAAACGCAGTGCAGGGGAGGTTTGGAAATGATAGGAAATCTCCGTTCTGTTATCAAACCGGTAATACATTTTGAAAGTTTTAGTAAAAAACAAATGCAGCTTTTAACGTGGTGGTGTCCCGAATCACCATACCACGATTATGCTGGTATCATAGCTGACGGTTCCATCCGTGCTGGTAAGACAGTAGCGATGGCCGTCAGCTTTATTATTTGGACTATGGATACCTACGATGGCCAGAACTTTGCCATGTGTGGCAAGACCGTAGGCAGCTTTAGACGTAACGTCTGGAAATGGCTCAAGCCGGTACTGTTGGTACGTGGTTATCAGCTCGAAGAATCACGCACTGAAAATCTTATTGTTATAGCTAAGGACGAACGCATTAACTATTTTTATGTGTTTGGCGGAAGGGATGAGTCTTCACAGGATCTTATCCAAGGTATAACATTGGCTGGTCTTTACTGTGATGAGGTCGCGTTGATGCCGGAATCGTTTGTCAATCAGGCAACAGGCCGTTGTTCTGTAGAGGGCGCTAAAATGTGGTTCAACTGTAACCCTGATAGCCCTATGCATTGGTTCTTGCTCAGGTGGATTGAAAAGCGGGATGAGAAAAGGCTGCTGCATCTCCATTTTCTGATGGATGATAATCCGTCACTTAGTGAGGCAGTGCGAGAGCGTTACCGTACAACTTATTCCGGAGTATTCTACAGCCGATTTATCCTAGGCGAATGGGTAATGGCTCAAGGTGCTATTTATCGTGATGCATGGGATGATGATGAGCTGCTCTTTGATGACGAGAAGCTGGAGTATCTGCTCCGTAATCTTCACATCATGAAGCGCTCTATAACGATAGACTATGGTACAGTCAATCCTATGGTTTATCTTGACGTGCTCGATGATGGTACAGATTTGTGGTTTATACGTGAGTATTACTGGGATAGCAGAGCAGAACAACGCGAGAAGGACAACAGCCAGTACGCTGATGACCTGCTTGAGTTCGTGCGTGGAGTTGAGCTGTGGCCTTCAAACGTGGTTATTGACCCATCTGCAGCAAGCTTTAAAATTGAGCTGCGCAACCGTGGCTTACATGCAAAAGAGACTGTGGAGACAATCAACGCAGACAATGATGTTATAGAGGGCATCCGCAAGGTGAATACACTGATGACTCGACGTAAGATACATTTTTATAAGGGCTTGACTCATACAATTAAGGAGTTAAAGGCTTATGTATGGGATGACAAAGCGCTGCAGAACAGCGGTAAGGAGAAACCTATTAAGGTAGCAGACCACTGTCCGGATGCGGTCCGCTATTATGTCAGCACTATAATCAGGCCAAGGAGGATAGCAAATGTCTAAAAGAAAACGTACGCTAAGTGCTCCGGCACCACAGCTTCGAAGAGCGAGGGCGCTTGATGCATTTACTAATGTGCTTGCCAGGCTGGGTGCGGGCACTCCTAACCTGCTGGAAGGCACGGAGTACAGTTTGCAGCGCCTTAGCCGTGATTTCAATCAGCTGAATGCGTTATACCGCGAGAGCTGGATAATACGTCGTATTATTGACGTTATTCCGTCCGATATGTTAAAGAACTGGATAACAATTACTAGCGGTATTGATCCGGATGTAGAGAAGAAACTCAGTATTTCTCTGAGACGTACGCAGCTCATCGACAAGCTTAAGCGTGGCATGCAGTGGGGCAGACTTTATGGAGGGGCGCTTGGCGTGATGTTGGTCAAGCATCAGGGCTATAATCTCAGTCAGCCGCTTAGGCTTGATTGGATAATGCCTGGGGACTTCGCAGGGCTTCTCATTTTCGACCGGTGGAACGGAGTTAATCCATCCAACGAGCTTATTGAAGATATTTCAGATCCTGATTATGGTTATCCGAAATATTACACTGTAACTGATCCTGCCGGTGGTGGTTCTGTAAAAATACACCATAGCAGAGTAATCAGATTTACCGGCAACACATTACCTTTTTGGGAAGAAATTGCCGAGATGCAGTGGGGAGCTTCTGTGGTCGAGTCTGTTTTTGATGAGTTGAAGAAGCGCGATAACGTATCATGGAATATTGCACAGCTGACGTTCATGGCCAATATCCGTGTGCTTAAAATGCAGGACTTAGGCCAGCTGTTGGCTGCTACTGACAGTGAGTCGCAGGCTGAGCTGCTGCGCACGTTGGAGGCACAGAACATGCTGCTGAACAATATGGGTATGCAAGTAATGGATGCAGCAGATGGGCTGGAAACGCATCAGTATACATTCGGCGGGCTGGCTGATTGTTATCAGCAGTTTATCATGGATATCTCCGGTGCCGCTGAGATACCGGTGACAAAGCTGTTCGGAAGGTCTCCGTCCGGGCTAAATGCTACTGGTGAAAGTGACTTGCAGAATTACTATGATATGATAGCAGAAAAGCAGGAAGCTGTGTTAAGACCTATCTTAAACAAGGTATTGCCGCCTTTTATCATTTCAACTATTGGCAGTTTGCCGGAAGACTTCGACTTTGATTTCGACCCTGTCGCAGAGCCTACGGACAAAGAGCGCGCTGACCTTGCCAAGTGTGGCACAGATAACGTTGTGGCTGCTTACAATGCCGGTCTTATTTCTCAGCGTACAGCACTGCAGGAGCTTAAACAGCAATCTGAGCGCACCGGTGTCTGGACCAACATCACCGATGAGGACATCGAGCGTGCGTCCGATACTGTGGAGCAGGCGGGCGAGATGGGTGGAACGTTTGGTGGCATGGAGAACATGGATATGAGTGAGCGGCGAACAAGCGCCACAGTGTAGCGGAAATGCGCCGCAGGTAAGTTTACCCGCGATGGATAAAAAGCCGTGGAAGGAAAGCGAACATAATCGTGGACAGCCGGGTAATGCTGGGCAGTTTACTAAGACAGGTGGCGATGGAAGTAGCAACAGCAAAGAGAATAAGTCAGATAATGGCTTGCAAAAGTCCGCGACAAATGCTAAAATGAATGCGGAAAATGATTCTCCACCAGCACCACCAGATAAAAAGGCCTACTACCGGAAAGAATTGGTGGGCTATGAGGCAATGGGGTTGGGGAAAATCAAAGCTGTTAGCGATCATGCGTGTAACCGTATTTACAACAGAAGAATTAGTGTTGATGTAATCAAAAAAGCATTATCTGATGGAGAAAAATATCCGGACACCAATCATGGCGGGTATATCTACGAATGTGCAGGCATAAAAGTTAGTTTAACTAAAAACTGTGTCATTAAAACTATTTGGACAAAGGAAACAAATGGCTTGCAGTATGGGATGGAGGATAAGCTGGAAAGGTGGAAAGCGAAATATGGAGGAACGTCTTAAGCAATTTTTAGTCGATGAATTCAATCTCACTTTTGAGGAAGCATGCAAAATGGGTCCGGAAGAGCAACAAGCGTTGCTTAAAAAGTGTGAAGAAATAGAACTTGATGAAGCGTATAAAAGCGATCCCATCAGTGAGCGCGGGCATTTAGCTGCGACGTGGATTGATATTATACAATTTGATGAATAAATCAAGGCTGTTTCTACCAGCGTAGTTAGAATTTTTCTAGCTGCGCTTTTTTTATTGGAGTAATAAAATGAAAAAATTTAAAATGCCGCGAGTCATTGAGCGCTCTTATGCCAGTGCCATTGACCGCCTGATGCAAGGACTGAAGCGTGAGTTATCTCACGTTGCTAGTCCTTTTTTTATTGCTGACGTATTACGTCGGCTGGCTCGTTCGCCTACTTTTATTCGGGCCTGCGACCAAATCGCACGCTCGATGGCCACGCATCTGTTCCGCGACGGGCATAAGACGTGGCGTGCCGCAGCAGCCGAGGGCAGCAAGGGACGAATCATTCGCACCGCTCTACAGCGCGAGCTTGCCTCACCACGCGTCGCAAAAGTGTACGAGGGTATAATCAGTCGTAACGCCGAATTAATCCGCTCTATGCCGCTCACGCTGGCCGACAGGGTGGCTCATAAGGTTGCTAAAGGTTATGAGCAAGGCTTGCGACCGGAGACGATGATAGACGATATCCTCAAAAAGTACCCGCACATGACCGAAGCTCATGCAAGGCTCATCGCTCGCACGGAAACGTCTAAAGCCAGCACGGCTCTGACGCAGGTGCGTGCTGCTGAAGCAGGGATTGAATGGTACGTCTGGCGGACGAGCGAGGACTCTCGTGTGCGTTCGGCTCACGCTCATATGGATGGCGTGATTATTCCTTGGAGCGAGGCTCCGGCGCCGGAGTTACTCAACCATGAGAAGTCGCAAGGGTACTACCATGCGGGAAACATTTACAATTGTCGTTGCTATCCTGAACCGCTTATCAGGTTTGACCAGGTGGCATGGCCAGCGAAGGTGTACCGCAACGGCAAAATCGAGCGCATGGGAATAAAACAATTTAGAAAACTACTACCTGGAGGTGAGCTATGAGCAAGGCATATTTTGGCTCACGAATCTCCGACCACATCATTAAAACACCGGAAGGCTTTCTGATCTGCAAAGATGTACCGATTGCTCGTACCGGTACGCAGCAGTATAGAGGTTGCGAGTTCGGCGGTCCGGTCGCTGACGGCATTTATAATGTGCAGCGCCCTGAAGCTGAGGTTTTTGACCGTGCTGCCGTGGCAAGCTTTGAAGGCAAGCCTGTATGCGATGAGCATCCGGAAGAAGATGTAACCCCTGATAATTATGGGCGGTACATGAAAGGCGTGTGCCGTGATGTGCGTCGAGGCGATGGCGACTTGAGTAATTGCTTGGTCGCTGATTTAGTTATTTACGATGCTGACCTTATCAATAAGATTGAGGCTGGCAAACGCGAGATATCTTGCGGCTATGACTGCTTGTGGAATCCGACGAGTGACTCCAGCTATGACCAGCTGGAGATCCGGGGTAACCATGTAGCGGTTGTTGATAGAGGCAGGGCGGGGCACAAGGTTGCCATCCGTGACACTGCCGACGATGAAAAAGGAGGTAAAAAAATGTCTAAATTTTTGATTGGACGTATCCTGCGAGCGCTGGCTCGCGACGAATCTACTACACCGGAGGACATGGAGGCTGCTACAAAGCTTGCAGGTAGCTCTGACGCTGAACCGCGTCCTCAGCCTGCTCCTGCTCCCGCAGCTCCCGCAACACCAGCGCCTGCTGCTGTGCCGCAGCCTGAAAATAAACCTGCAGCAATGGACGAAGCTACCGAGGCACGTTTTAAGAAAATTGAGGACGCACTGGAAGCTATCAGCTCTAAGCTGAATCCTGCGCCGCCTGCTGTTGAACCTAAAAAGGACGCTCTTGATGCTCTGGAGGAAGAGCTCCAAAACCAAGCGCCCGCTGCTGCTTCTGCTGGCGATGAAGATGATGTAATCGAGCCGCCTGAAGAAATCAATGCTCAGGACGCAGAGCCGGAAGAAGAAGAGGCTGTTCCGGTACCGCAAGCTACCCGTGACGCTGCTATGGAATTACTGAAAAACCTGAAACCTGTTGTTGCGTCTATTAAAAACGAAGCACAGCGTAAACGCGCAGCCGACTCTTTGGCTGTTCTGATCAAGGGCTCTATGGAGCAGGATGCTCAGTATGGTCAATTATTGCAGATGCGTCGTAAGAGTGCTGTTCGTGACAGCGAAGCGTACCAAGATGATTACAACTATGGTCGCGAGATTGCTAAAAAATTTAATCCGCATTATAAAAATCGTTAAGGAGGCAAATAATATGACTGGTAAAGCTATTGGTATTTCTATGAACTATGGCTATCCTGGCAACTACGCCCGTACTCCGGATGACATTGTTGCCAGCCGTATGCTGAATGATGCCAGTGCAGCAGTGCCGTTTGGTGCTGCCGTCTGCATTAAAGATGACAACACTTACGAAGCTGTTGGCGCTGCAACTACCGCTGCTAATGTCGCTGGCATTGCACTGCGTGTTGTTAAGCAGGCAGTGTCTTATGCAGAGCAAAATAAAACCGAGTATCAGCCCGGTCAGTATATGTCTGTGCTGGAGCGTGGTGCTGCTACTGTTGTATGTAATGTTGGCACTCCGAAAGCTAACGGTAAAGTTTACGTGCGCGTTAAAGCTAATACTTCTATTGCTAATGGCGTAGTTGGTGGTTTTGAAGCTGCAGCTGACAGCACTAACACCATTGAAATTCCGAATATGCGCTGGACTAGCGGCGCAATGGATGCGAATCGTGTCTGCGAAGTTACTCTGCTGACTCGTGCTTCTGCGTAATATAAGGAGGTATAAATAATATGGCAACTGGAAAATTTGGCTTTTATAGCCCGGACGCTGGTATGCGTAATCTGGGTAATTTGGCCATGCAGAATGGTGGTCGTAAAAGATTCCGCGGCTCTGCATGGGATGCTGCTGCCAGCTCTGGCATGGCGTATATTACAGGCGAACTTGAAAAGGTTGATCCTAAGCTGCGCGAGCCGCTGACCAGCGTAACCTGGCAGCGCGATATTGTCGCCAAGACTGGCGGCGGCTGGGTAGAATTCACTTCTACTTTTGATGTTGACTATGCTACTTCCGGTGCAAACGCTAACAGTATCACTGCTCCCGGTGCTACTACTATCCCTGTAATGCAGGTCAACACCAGCAAGAACATGTTCAAGGTATCCACCTGGATGCACGCTATGCAGGTACCGTTTATTGACCAGGCGAAGATGAAGCAGATTGGCCGGAATCTGGAAGATTTGCTTGATAAGGGTATCAAGCTCAACTACAACAAGACCTTAGACCTGAACACCTACAAGGGTTTCAAGGAAGCTGGCACCACCGGCTTGCTGAATGATGCGCAGGCTGCTGTGCATTCTGTAGGTAACGGCAAGGCTGGTACTGCTGCGTGGAACACTAAGACCGCAGACGAAATCCTGCATGACATCAACAATGCGTTGATTGATTCCTGGACTGCTGCTGAATATGACATGAAGGGTATGCCTAACCATATTCTGATTCCGCCTAAGCAGTACGCATACATCACTATGCAGAAGGTATCCGAGGCCGGCAATGTGTCTATTATGGAGTATCTGCTGCAGAACAATATTGCTAAGCAACAGGGCGGCGATATTTCTATTGAGCCTTGTCGTTGGTGTATCGGCGCCGGCAGTGCCGGTAAAGACCGCATGATGGTCTATGTCAATGACGAAGATATGGTAAACTTTGATTTGACTGTGCCTATCACCCGCGCCTTCACTCAACCGTCTGCTGAACGAGCTGCCTACTTGACACTGTATGCAGCTCAAATCGGTCAGGTTAAGTTCAACTACTATCAGCCGGTAGGCTATTACGACGGTATCTAACCTCAAATGCATTTTTTAGCCAGACGTTTACTTCGTCTGGCTCTTTTATTAAGGAGGCACAGGCATGATTATTTTAACTAAAAAGGTATTTTGTTTTGTCAAGCAGGATTCAGTTGTTCGGGAAGGTGCCGTCAAATTCACTACTAAGGGTGGTATGGCTATTGAGGACGTTCCCGAATGGGTAAAGAATGACCCTCTCTATGGCTGGGGTTTGGAAGATGGTGATATCGTGGAGGTTAACAATGCATCCGCAAAATCTGAAAGCATTGCTGTAGCTAAAGCAAAAAAAGGCAGAAAAGCAAAGACTGAGGACGTTGCTCCTGAAGTAGAAACTGTTTCTGAAGCAGAGGATGAATCTGCCGAATAATGAGGTGCACCATGTACCATCCGTTGATTGCTCAGGCGAGCAATATAAAAACGCAGGAGAATCCTGTTTATCCTAAAGAGGATTTTTTGGAGTTTTATCCGCAGTTTACTGGCAAACTGCCGGATGTCGTGCTGGAAAGCTTTTTGCAGCTTGGGCAGGATTGTGTATCTAAGCAGCGCTACGGCAAGATGTGGCAGCACTGCATCGGCCTGTTTGTGGCTCATATGTGTACGTTGTATTTGCAAAGCGCTGCTGACGCAGAATCGCCTGCTGCAGATGTCCTTGCCGCAGCTCAAGCAGCTGGCGTTGTTACGAGTGAATCTGCTGATGGCGTGTCGTATTCCATGGATACATCAGCCCTGTCACAGGACCTTGCAGGTTGGGCGGCGTTCCGGTTGACTGCGTTTGGCGTGCAGTTTGCTACTCTGGCGCGCTTTGCGGGCAAGGGAGGCATGTATGTATGGTGAGCATAAATACTTCCCATAGAACGGCCAACGGTGGCCTACAGGGACTAATGGACAGAGTGCAATCTTTGAGCAACAACAAGCTCTATGTGGGTATCCCGCAGGAGAAAACATCTCGTGGCGATGAGCCTATCAATAATGCGAGCCTGCTGTACATCCATACTCATGGCATCCGGCGTAAGTCCATGCGTGAGGAAATGCAGGGCTATATGGATCAGGGCATGGAGTACAGTCTGGCTTATCAGCTATATGTTCAGACACACAGTTCACCGCTCTGGCACGCTCCACCGCGTCCTGTAATTGAACCGGCCATTGCCAAGCATCACCGTGAGATTGCAGAAGAATACGCTAAGGCTGTAAAGGCTGCTATGACTGCCGATGGAGCGAGGGCTGATGCTTTTATCAAACGCACGGGCCTGTTGGCGCAGAATTATTGCCGCAAGTGGTTCACGGATGCGGAAAACGGCTGGCCGCCGAACTCTCCGAAAACAGTAGAGATGAAGACTAAAGGCAAGGGCGGCAAAACTAATCCGCTTATTGATACCGGTGCCTTGCGTAAGGCTATTGTTTATGTGGTAAGGAGTGATTGACGTGGTTAATGTTGGCAGAGTGGTGCGCAGCAAGCGTTTAGGCTGCCAGCGCATTACTGTCAAACACTACGCTGCGAGCTGGCAGGATGGCGCTTATACTCGCGATGAGGATAAGGCTATTGTTCTGCAGGTGGCGGCGATTGTTACTGTTGCCCAGCCTAAAGATTTGCAGTTATTGCCCGAAGGTGACCGCGTTACCGGGGCAATGAAGTTTTTGACGAACGTGGAGCTACACGCGACCAATGGTGAAGCTATCAGCGATGAGCTGGAATGGCGCGGAGCACGCTACAAAATCCTCACTGTTACGCCTGATATTGATTATGGATTTTACCGCTCTATCGGGACAAGATTGGACGGTGATGGCGTTGGTTAAAAATATTGCTGAATTTGAATCTTTAATGTGGGCAGAGTTGATGGACATCCTCGGGCATGATGCTAAGACAATACCGCCGCCTGTACGCCGCTCCTGGCCAACGGACGGAGGCCCCGACTGGAAGCTTACAGACAACGTGGTCTTTATGCAGTGCACCGAGGCGGCCGAGGACATCATGCAGCCGATTGATGAGCGTTGGCAGTCTGAAGGACGTGATTTTTTGCGTGAGAGTGCAAGCACACGTACCATCCAGCTACGCCTGAATGCTTATGGTCCTGCCTGCTATGAGTCGCTGCTTAAGCTACGCTTTGAGCTGCTGCGTGGCCGACCGAAGCTCAAAAAACAAAAAATCTATATTATTCCCGGCAAGGATTCCATCCAATATGCGCCTGAACTATTCCAAGGGCGATGGTGGAAGCGTGCCGATTTGACTTTATATTTTAATGTACTGATCAGCGTTGAATCTATCGTGAAAGCGATTGAAGAAGTCAACGTTACGATTAAAGCAAACGAGCCTGGTACGAGTGATGTTATCCTTGAGCCAGGCGAAATTATTATTAAGAAAGGGTGATTTAGTTGGCTTATAAATTGGACTTATCTCCGATTGTCGACGTGGTTATCAACCTGTCTGCTAAGGCTGTTGCTCGCAAGGGCTTTAACCTTGGCTTGATTATTGGCAAGTCTGAGGTTATCCCGGCGAATGAAAGGGTGCGTATTTATACCAGTGCATCTCAGATGCTGACTGACGGGTTTGTAGAAACATCTCCGGAATACAAGGCTGCTCAGCTTTATTTTGCTGCTACGACCAGCCCTCGTAAGCTGGCGGTGGGTGTAAAGCTGGTAGAAGACGAGAATTTAACTGCTACTCTGGAGGCTTGCCGTGCTGCTAACTCTCAGTGGTGGCCGTTTAGCTATCTGGGGGCTGAGGACGTTGACATTAAAGACTGCGCTGCTTGGTGCGAGAGCGCTGTACCTGACAGCGTCTACATGTATACGACTGCTGATAAAAGCGTACTTGACGCATCTGGTGATGCAAAGAGCATTTTTAAGGCTTTGCAGGATAAAAACTACCGTCGCAGCTTTGGTCAGTATTGTGGTGACACGGATACTCCCAATGCTGTTGCAGCTACTATGGGCTACGCGATGGGCGCTAACCGTGGTCTTGCCGGGGATGCGTTTACGCTGGCGTACAAAACTCTGCCCGGCGTAAAAACAGATGACCTGTCCGAATCTCAGGTAACCCATGTGTGTGGTAGCTCTGAATCTACAGGCCATAACGGTAATGTATATATTACTCGTGGCGAGGAATACGATGTTTTGCAGCAGGGCTATATGGCTGATGGCACGAGCTTTGATGAAGTGCTGTATCTTGATATGCTCAAAAATGACATTACTCTTAATGTCATGGACCTGCTGTATCAGCGCCGCAAATTGCCGCAGACTGAAGCTGGCGTTACCAGCATTATTAATGTTATCAATGATGCTTGTCGTAAGTATGTAAAGTTAGGCTTTATCGCTCCGGGCAAGTGGAACGGTGCCGAGTGCCTGAATCTACAGACAGGTGATTACCTGCCTGATGGCTATCTGGTGCAGAGCGAGCCTCTTGACGAACAGTCTCAGGCTGACCGTGACAAGCGCAAGGCTCCACCGATTTATGTATGCTGCAAGCTGGCTGGTGCAATCGAATTTGTTACCATCCAGGTTAATGTTAACCGCTGAGGAGGCTATCTGAATGGAATTAACTACTTACAGTTTTGCTGATCTGGCTGGCTCTATTAACCATCCGACGTTTGGCTCGTATCTCTTTGATGGTACTGGTGTAGGCTCTGTGACAGTATCCAAGGCCACCGACCGCACTGCTCATGATATTGCTGCAGATGGCTCAGTAATGGTATCTAAGATTGCGGGCAATAATGGCACCGTAACCATTGAATGTCAACAGACCTCTGCTATCCATAAATGGCTGAGCGCCTGGTTTAATGCGTTGTGGCAGCTGCCTACAAGTGAATGGGCAAGCACCAGCATGACGCTGCGTAATACCGCGACAGGTACACGCCATATTATCTCAGGCATCTCGCCGCAGAAGGAACCGGACACTCCCTATCAGAGCCAAGGCCAGCGAGTGTCTTGGACGCTGATGTGTGCTGAGATTACTAATCTGCCGATTTGACGATGGAGGTCTGAATTATGCTTAAACAAAAAACACAAGTTGTGGAGGTGGCTGGCAAATCCTACCAGCTCACTAAGATGGACGCTCGCACAGGCAGCTATGTCGCTTTTAAGGTTGCGGGCGTCCTTGCGCCGTCTGGCGGCAAAACAGCCGAGATGGCTGCTGCCCTAATGGGTATGCCACGCAAGGATTTTGACGAGCTGCAATCTTTGCTGTTGCGTACTGTTAATCGTTTGATTGATAACGGTAATGGCCAGCAGTTGCCTGAACCTGTCTTGACAGCTAAGGGTGATTTTGTTGATGAGGCTTTGGCGTATGATGCTGCCAGCGTTATCCAGCTGACTGTTCATGCGTTGATTTTCAACGTCGGAGGTTTTTTCGCCGCAGCCGGGTTGAAGCTCCCGGCAGAATTGACGGGACAACCTACGAGCCGATGAGTTATCCGACGCTTGATGCTTTCGCCTTTGCTCCTGTTGCGGCAGGGCTTTGGCGGCAGCACGAGCTGAGTGATGGAACATATGATTTTGATGATTTGCTGGACGCTCACGAACTGTTGGCGGTCAAGGCAGAAAACGCACGGCGGATGCAGGAAGCCATGAGAAAGGAGTAGGCTGATGAGCAATATCTTAGAAGAATATCTTGTGCGCATTGGCGCGGAAGTTGACAAGGACGCTTTTGCCGGAGCTGCAAAAGCTATCAATAATCTATCCGGTATGCTCGGGAAATTAGGCTCTATCCTTAAATATGGCGCTATCTTTGCAGGGCTGGCAAAGGTTACGGAAGCTGTCATTGATAACATTAAGGCTGTGGCCAGCGCCGATTTGGAATATCAGAAGTTGGCACAGTCAATGTGGGTGACAAAAGACACGGCTAAAACCTTGAGTGTGATCCTGAAAACCATGGGCGCTTCGCAGGAAGATGTGGCATGGGTGCCGGAGCTGCGTGAGCAGTTTTTCCGTCTGCGTCAGGAGATGGCAGAGCTGTCTACTCCTGCAGATGCTGACGGACAGTTAGCCTGGATCCGTGAGATTGGTTATGACGTGCAGTCTTTGCAGCTCAAATTAAAAATGTTTAAGGAATGGGTGGTCTATTACCTTATCAAAGAGCTGCAGCCCTACATCAAAGAATTTCAGGAATTTATCCGCTGGCTCAATGATAAATTTGGCAAAAGCTTGCCTGCGCTGGCACGTAAAGTAGCCAGCGTGCTGGCGAGTGTGGTGCGTGTAGCAATGTCGCTGGTCAAGGCTCTAAAATGGCTATTTGAGGGCATTTATAATTTTATTGATGCGCTGCCAAGTAAAACAAAGGCTTTAGTAGCTGTATTTGCTGTTGTCGGTGCTGCCATCATGGCAGGGCCGTTTGGCTTGATGATGATGGCCATCGGCACTGCACTCCTCATGCTGGAGGACTTTTTTGGCTATCTTGAAGGGCGCGAATCATCCGAAACCTTAAAGCCGCTTTGGAAATGGCTCACGGATGAGAATAATCCTCTGCGTCGACTTATCGAAAAGCTTAAGGAAGGCATTGCTTTTATCCTTGCCAAGCTTACAGAGCTATTTGAAAAAGTCTTTACCGAAGAACGTCAGGAGAAGCTTAAAAAGGCTGTAGCTAATATTGCTAAGGGTGTCGCTGAAATTGCTGAAGGTCTGGCGACGATTGTTGAGAGTATTTTCGGCAAGAAGTATCCTGTAGTAAAAAAGTTCTGGGACTTCTTCCTGCTGGCTGTTGGCAAGGTCGTAGACAAAGTACTCACGCTGACAAATAGTATGGGACATCTTATGCGTGCTTTGGGTAAGGCTATGCAGGGCGACTTCAAGGGAGCGCGTGAGGAATTTATCAATGCGGTTGCTGATGAAAATGCAACAGGCGAGCGGTCTAAATATATCCAGCAAAAGCTTATGTCGATGGGCTTTAGTGCTTCTGCTGCCGCTGGTGTTGTAGGCAACCTTGTCCAGGAATCTGGCTTGCGCACGGATGCTATCGGTGATAATGGAACATCTGGCGGTTTAGCTCAATGGCACAATGAACGCTTAGATGCTCTTAAGCGTTTTGCTGCTGCGCGTGGTAAAGAGTGGACCGACCTTGACACGCAGATTGAATTCTTGGTAGAAGAAATGCGCACGTCCTACGCCGATACTTATGCTAAAATGCAAAACGCTGAATTGCCGGAGATAGCAGGGCAAATTATGACGGACGAATATGAAATCCCTGATCCTGCGTCTGCTAATTATGCCCAACGTCAAGCTAACGCTCGTGCTGCCTATGAAGCTATGCAGTCTGGCAACAAACAAGCGGATGATTATCACGGTGGCGGTGGAGGCGGGTATAACAGCCTTGTTGCTCCTACGAGCTATGCTGCAGGTTTTACTGCTGGCGGCTCTGCCGGTCTTATGCCAATGGCGAACAGTACGGCAAATTATAACGGTGGAGTTATAAATGTTGGCGGCATCGTGGTTAATTGTGGGAACGTAAGTGATCCGCAGGGCGTGGGTAAGGCTGTGGAAGGAACGATGGAAGATTTTGCCCAGCGTCTGGCAGCGCATAACGGAGGGACGGTGTTTGTATGAGCTTAATGGGTACAATGAACACTTTAAATGGTATCTGGGGCGCTAATAATCTGGTTGCTAAGCTCACGGGCAATAAATCATTTAAGACTAATGATGGTTATAGTCCATCTGTTTGGGGCAGTGGTCTAGGAGCACAACAGGTGCTTATGGTCAAAACGAACATTGGCGGCTATTTTTTTGATGCTGTTTTTAGCGTTGATACTGAACATAGCCTGACGGTTACCCAGCATCCTGTGCAGACTGGCGCAAATATCAGTGACCATGCTTTTGTTAATCCTATCCGTATGACGATGCAGATTGGCGTATCTGATGCCATGGCTTATCGTACTGGTGCTGATTATGGTGGTGATGGCGGCACAAAATCTGTACAGGCCTATCGCTTACTCTGCAAGCTGCAGGAGCTGCGTATACCAATGCAGGTTGTTACGCGTCTGAACACGTACCAGAATATGCTTATTGAGAGCATTGATGTGAGCGATGATGTGTCGACGCTCTGTGCTCTTAAAGCTACGGTGAATCTTGTGCAGGTGTTGGTTGTAAATGTTGGCACGGAGAAAGTGTCTGCTAGAAAGTGGACAACAGGTGCACAGAGTAAGTCACAGGAAGTGCAGCCTAAAGGCGACAACAGTACGATGTTACGCAAAATAGAAAAGGGCACAGGTCTGGAGGTGAAGTGGGGATGAGTTATTATGAAATACCGTTGACTACCACGCCTTTTGACCAGAAGACTTTTAAGCTGACGCTGGATGGCGAGCGCAACATCAATATTCTGCTTAAGTTACGCTATTATGATTTGTACGAGTTGTGGGTGGCTGATGTCTGCGACAATAGCACAGGCGAAGAGTTGATTACAGGCATGCCGCTCGTTCCTGGCATTGATTTGTTAGGTCAGTACGCTTACCTGAATATTGGCAGTGCTCAAATCGTGGCTGTTGGTCCTACCACGCAGGAGCAGCCTGATAATGAGACATTAGGCTCAGCCTGGGTGCTTTTGTGGGGTGATAGCTCATGAGCAGTTATCTGTGGATGAGAAAGTGGAAAATCCTTGTTGTGGATGATCAGGACAAGGAGGCTCTGAATGTTTCTGACCTGCATGTGAAGTTTACTGTCAAAAAGTCGCGGGAAATAAACAACTATTCTACCGTGGAAATTTACAATCTTACTGCAGCAACCGAACAGAAAATCCTTAAGGAAGGCGACCGTATCATCATTGAGGCTGGGTATGAAGGCTATCTGACTGCTGGTGCAGATGGCTCCGTGCAGGAAGCAAAGGATGCTGAAGGCAATACCCAAGAGAAACAGTACGGAGTTATCTTTGACGGTAAAATTATTTATCCGTCTCGACGCAAGGAGAATAATACGGACTACGTGCTGTCGCTCCTATGCGTAGACGGAGCTAATGTCCTTGGGAAAAATTTTATTGCCAAAACCTTAAACAAGGGCGTTAATCAACGTCAGATTTTGGATGCGGTCTGCGAAAAGTCAAAAACCAAAATACCTACGAATAGTATTACTCAGGGCCTATCCGGGCAAAAGCTGCCGCGGGGTAAGGTTATTTTTGGCGAACCTAAAGATTATATTTCTGATATTGCCCGCGGTAACGGTGCGAGCTATTGGGTGAATGACGGCAAGCTGAACATGATTAAGCTTGCCGACGTTGCCAAGGATGAAGCCATTGTGCAAACACCTACAACCGGGCTTGTCGGGATGCCGACGCAGACGCAGTATGGCGCAAATTTTAAGCTACTGCTGAATCCCGCTGTGCATATGTGGTCTTTGGTGCAATTAAAAAACAGCGAGATTGCGGAAGCACAGGTTACTCCAGGTCAGGCGCAGATGCCGCTTGATGAAGAGTGGATCTATCAGGTAATCGAGCTGACGCATACTGGTGATACTATGGGTAATGATTGGTATACGTCCTGTACGGCTGTTTCTCGCTATGGTAAGGGCGTACTGCCTGCCCTCATGGCCAACAATTCGCAAAATCCGAACGGAGTGTGATTTTATGATTGATTTGAATTTGCGCACGCCGAACGTCGAACGGCAGGGCGAACTGGATGCTCGTGCCGCTGCTATTAAGATGCGTGTGTGCATGCCTGGCATTATCCAAAGCTTTGACGCGGCCGCTCAGACTGTTACTGTGCAACCAGCGCTGCGAGAAAAAATGCTTGCAGACGGTGATGAATCATGGATAGATATTCCTTTGCTGGTTGACGTGCCTATCGTTATTCCTCGTGCTGGCGGTTATGCGCTGACGCTACCTATCCAGGCAGGCGATGAATGCCTTGTGGTGTTTGGCGATATGTGCATGGATGGCTGGTGGCAGAGCGGGGGCGTGCAGAATCAAGTTGAATGTCGCAGGCATGACCTGTCTGATGGCTTTGCCATTATCGGCGTGTGGTCGCAGCCTAGAGTAATCCCCGGCTACAGTACAGGCTCTGCTCAGCTACGCAATGATGCGGGCAGTGCTTACGTAGAGCTTGCCGGAGACACGATTAACATCGTAGGCGGTACGGTAAACATTAAAGCAGGGCGGGTGAACATCAATGAGTAGTGCAACGCGCTTAGGCGATTTGGATACCGGTCATGATGCCTGTGCTCCGACAGCACTCGTATCGGCCAGCCCTAACGTATATATCAACGGCCGCGCTGCAGGCCGTGTGGGGGACAGCTATGCGCCTCATGGCTGCGTTGCGCATCCAACGCATAGCGGCGTCATCGCCAGCGGCAGCAGCTCCGTATACATCAACGGCAAGGCTGCAGGGCGCATTGGTGATCCCGTGAGCTGTGGCGGTACTGTGGCCGAAGGCAGCAGTAATGTTTTTATTGGAGGCTGATATGCAGGTTAGACGTTTAGACGACAATTGGGACTACTGCTTTGGTCGTGGCTCTCAAAATTACATCAGCGGCGTCGAAGCTGTCGGGCAGGCGATAAAGCAGTGCCTGCTTTTGCTTTATGCCGAATGGTGGGAAGACCTAAAAGATGGGCTGCCGTTGTGGGAGCAAATCTTAGGCACGTCCGGCAGTGATGAGAATAGGCAGGCTGTAGATATTATTATCCGTGACCGTATAAGCGGCACGGAAGGCGTGCAGTCTGTCACGTCTTTTGAATCATCTTACGAACGCAGACATTATAAATTCACGGCGACCGTAGAGACTATCTATGGCTCGTTGACTATTAGTAGTGAGGAGGTGCAGATGTGACGTATTTTAAACCTTATGTTGATAGTACGGGACTGCATATCCCTACCTACAACGATATTTTAGAAGATATGATTGCTGCAATGAAGCAAATCTACGGTGATGATATCTATCTGGACAACAGCTCGCCTGATTATCAGCTGTTGTCTATTTTTGCTCTTAAGCAGGCAGACACTTTGCAGGCTATGGCTTATGCCTACAATGCGCGCTCGCCTGAAACGGCTATCGGTGCGTCGCTTGACAGCGTGGTAAAGCTGAACGGTATTAAGCGCAAGGCTGCCAGCCAGAGCACGTGTCAGGTAAAAATTACCGGCACGCCGTTTACGCAAATCGTTGATGGTGCTGTGCGTGATCGCGCTGGCCTGACGTGGGACTTGCCCTCAAGCGTAGTTATTGATTCTAGCGGTACGACGTACACTGTTGCGACCTGCCGCACGGCCGGAGCTGTGAGCGCTCTGGCTGGCGATATAGCGCAGATTGAGACGCCGACTTACGGCTGGGTGTCTGTAACGAATGAAGTAGCTGCAGTGCTGGGTAATGCGCAGGAAACGGACGCGCAGCTGCGCGAACGCCAGACCATCAGCACGGCGAATCCGTCGCAGACTATGCTGGACGGAACGAAGGGCGCGATTGCCGCTCTTAAAAATGTTTCCCGCTACGCTGCGTACGAGAACGACACCAACGTCAGCTCTGTAACGGATGATAATCCGTATGGCCTGCCTGCGCACTCTGTAACCTGCGTGGTCGAGGGCGGAACAGATGAGGACGTGGCAGAAGCTATATTTTTGCATAAGGGCATCGGCTGTTATACGAACGGCGATGTTGAAGTGCAGTATACGGACCAGAACGATTATATAAACCGTGTGCGGTTTTTCCGTCCTGTCTATAAGGATATTTTTGTTAAAGTCGTGCTTAAAAAAATATACAGGCTATATCTCCACTATGACTGTCAAAGTCCGTGAAGCTGTTTATAATTATCTGGCCGCGTTGACGATTGGCAGTGACGTATCTGCGTCAGTCTTGAGCAACATCATTACTGATTGTAATCCCTCACTCACCAAGCCGATTTTTGGCATCAAAGAACTGAAGCTGGGGCTTAGCAAATCGTCTATGGCAGCGCAGGACATTGATATCGGCTTTAAAGAGATACCTAATCCTGCGTATGCGAACATTGAGGTGACTCTGGAATGATACAGAATCTTGATTATTATAAGCGTCTGGTTACGAGCGAATATCGCCACAGCCCACGCTTTACGGCGATGGTACAGAAGCTGCTTAGCTATGGTCTGGAAATTGACGACAGCATAAATAATATGATTGTGGCGTTTGAGGTGGACAATGCTAGTACAGCACAGCTGGATATTTTAGGGCAGATTGTTGGTGTAAGCCGCCAACTGAAATTTGAGCCGTCTGCTGTTGCCATTGGTGAGGTTATTTGTCCATCGCCAGCAGAAATGGCAAGCGGTGAGGTTTATCCGATAATTTATACGCCTACGCCTGACAAATTGGCGAGCACGCCCATGCTTACAGGTTATCCGCCGTCGGAGATGGGCGTGGGTAATCTGCTGGATGACGAAGTTTTAAGGTTGATGATTAAGGCCCGCATTATCCAGAACACCTGGAAGGGCACAATTGGTGAGCTGTACGATTTGTGGGACGCTGTCATGGGCGCTAATAAAAAACTGTCCATTGAGGACTTGCAGGATATGAGCTACAACATTGTGCTGCAGGGTGACTACACGCAACTTGAGGAAGAACTCATCATCCATGCTTACGTTATCCCAAAGCCGGAAGGCGTGCGTATCAATGTGCTGACGTTTGTATCGACAGACGGCTTGCCTTTGTTTAGTTATGATTATAATACTATGCGTTACAGTGGCTATGAGAGCCATTGGGCGGAAGTAGAAAAGGGGAATTGATAAATGGCTAGTAGTAATTTTAAGGTTTTTGCTGAAGCTGTTGCAACGCTGAATGTTGTGAGCGACGCAGAGTATGCTACTGATACACAGCGCATTAACGGCGTTGTGCCCGGTCTTGCTTCGGCGGCGCTGCATAACAAATTGTACAAACAGGCCACGATTATGGCTGCTGCGCTGGCGCAGGTGCTCGTGGAGCAGGGGCAGGACGCTTTGGATAGCGATTACGCTGCGCTTGTAGCATCACTTAAAAAATCGTTGGTGTTGTCGCTGAATGGGGAGAAGCCCGATAAAAATGGCAATATCCAGAAAAATTTTGTCTATAGCGTTGAGGGGAAAAAACCGGACAGCGGCGGCAACGTGTCTTTGAATATCGATTATCTCAACGCGATGAGCTTTGTCGGCTCTGTGGTAATCACTCGCGATAACATCAATCCCGGCACAAAGATTGGCGGTACGTGGCAGCTTCTGCAGAGCGGGCGCTACATCCGTACCGCTGGCGATGGATATGCTGGCGGTAATTTAGGTGGCAGTGAGACGTTTACGTTGTCTGCTAATCAGCTGCCTGCGCATACTCATGGAGCAACGATTTATAGTGCTGATTTAAGAGGTACATTTATTGCAGCCAATCAAGTAGGAGCAGATGGGGGACGAACAACAGGTGTGTTTAGCCGCACAGGAATATGGGCTGGTGCTTGTTCTCATAAGGGAGATGCTCGTGAGGTAGTTAATTTTAATGGTAACCACTCTCATCAAATCTCTATAAACAATACAGGTAATGGCGACAAGGTTAAATTTGAACCACCTTATTTGTGCTTATATTTTTGGGTGCGGACCGCGTGAGGTGAAGTAAATGAGTAATGCAAGAATACAGTTTAGCCTTGCCAGTGAGGACGTGTGGAACGCTTATAATCCTCAATTAAAGGAAGGCGAAATCGTCACTGTCTTAAAGGCTAATAAAAAAGTTAAATTGGTGCAGGGCAAGGTCGGCGGCTCAACGTATAGTGAGAGCACTGTAATTTGGGACGAAGATGAAGCAGAAACAACCATGAGCCGTGCGGAGGCTGCTGCTGTCACTGCGACGGCACAGGCGAATGCTGCCAGCGGTAGTGCATCAAAAGCTGCTGCATCTCAAGCAGCTGCAGCAACGTCTGCAACGAACGCTAAGGCAAGCGAAAACGCTGCCAAAACTAGCGAGACAAATGCTAAAGCAAGTGAGAGTGCTGCTGAAAACAGTGCCACGTCTGCTGCGTCCTCTGCGTCAACGGCAAGCACGCAGGCGGGCAAGGCTGCTGATAGTGCGACTGCCGCTGGCGGCAGTGCTACGCAGGCTGGTACGTTTGCAACAACGGCGACAAACAAAGCCACGGCTGCCGACAAGAGTGCCACGGCTGCCGACAAGAGTGCTACTGCTGCCGCTGCATCAGCTGTAACCGCTAGCGACAAAGCGAGCGAAGCTGCTACGTCTGCAACGAATGCAGCAGTTAGTGCAACGAGTGCTGCTGGTGCTGCTGAAGAAGCGCAGGGACTTATCAGTAAAGCGGAGTACGGCTTTTTGCAACGCAACACAGCCTACAAAGTAGGTGACATTGCCTACAGCACGCAGCTCCCGGCAGGTTACTACTTAGAGTGTGTAACAGCAGGCACGACAGGAAATACAGAACCTACGTTCAAAGTAGGGGTAATTCTTGACGGTACAGCAGAATTTATTGCGGTTGACGCTAGAGCTGCTGCAATTTTTGATTTAATTTATCCTATCGGTAGTGTGTTTGCTACAACAGGCAGCGCTCCTACTCGCGGCACATGGGAAGAGATTGCACAAGGAAGGACGTTGCAAGGCGCGGATAGCGGTCATGTGGCGGGAACGACGATTGCAGCGGGGCTGCCAAATATTACCGCATCCAAGATGGTGCGCGCGGCAAGCGATAACGTGTTTAGTAATGGTTGGGATGGTGCTTTAGGGCATGACTTTGCTGCTAGTGATACAAAGTGGTACAACTCGATTGCGTATACATCTGGTGGCACACAGAACAATAGTATATTAAAATTCGACGCATCCAAAAGCAATTCCATCTACGGCAAATCTAATACCGTACAGCCGCCTGCTTACGTCGTACATTTCTATAGGAGGACAGCATGAGTTTTATCATAGGATATATATGCGGGAGCATAGTAACATTGTTGACAATAATGTTTTTTATGGGGAGGAAAAAATGGACTTTATAGCTTTACGTTTCGCCGTTTATAATGCGGCACATACTTTGACACACGGCTTTACATATAAATCGGTGATTGGCGCAATTCTAGCCGTTCTGCTACACAAACACGCGGTTTTATTCATGGCATTTTCTGCGCTGGTTTTTTTGGATTGCTTCACCAGCTGGATGTCTTTGAGCTACAAGCGCCTGCAGGGCATGGGGCAGACTCCGTCCGTGATGCAGATTATCGGCGGCATTGAGGCAGCCCGCGCAGAAGGCCTTATCTCTAGCGAAGTTATGAAGCATCGCTTTGTCGGAAAGATCATCGTGTATATCCTCTGCGTGCTTGCCGCTGTGCTGGTAGATTTTGCGATGATCACGCTGCAGCAGCCTGTATGGGCTGTGCCGCTGGTGGCAGGTTATCTGGTCATCACAGAGCTGCTGTCTATTTGTGAGAACCTCAACGACGCCGGTATTGAGGCAGTGCAAGGTCTTGTTAATGTTATTAAAAAGAGAAGAGGTTGATTGTTATGACTATGTTATCTGCTCATTTTTCTGAGTCCGAATTTGCTTGCAAGCATTGCAGAACGCTGCCGACATATGGCATCAGCTCTGCATTGCTGACCGATCTGGAACGCTTGCGTGCACGCTTAGGTCGCCCAATCTATATTAGCAGCGGTTATCGTTGCCCAGTACACAATGCCAATGTAGGCGGTGTGTCTAACTCTCAGCATGTCGCGGGTACCGCCGCTGATATCTACGTCGACGGTGTATCTACACGCGAGCTGGCCCGCATCTGCAAGCAGATTTTTGACGGTGTGGGTACTTATGTATCGCAGGGCTTTGTGCACGTCGACATGCGTGCTGGCGGCTCTGTTCCGGGCTATTATCTGTGGGAGAGCTAAGATGTGGAAAAAATATTGCGCAATTACTGCAGCTACATTGTGCTTGCTGTGGCCTGCCTCTGCCTCGGAGGCATCATCGGCTACAAACTACACAACCTACACGATGACGGCGGCGGAAATGTCAGCGCTCGACAGCAGGTTGAGTCTGCTGCTGCAGCAAACCAAAGTCACCAGGCAAGCGCTGACAGAATCACAAGCAGCGCTGAACGCATCGAAAGCGGAATTGAGCAAGCTCAAGACGGAATCAATAAAGCTGCAGATAGAGCTGCAAGCTCAGAGCAGCTTATTGGAGAGTGCAAACAAATCCTTGCAGGCATCCGCGCGCGAGGAGAAGCGCGTTAAAAGACAGCGGCTGATCTGGCAGATTATTGCTGGCAGTGTAGTTGTAGTTTTAGTCAAGGAAAAGATGTAAAAAAGACGTGGCAGGAAAAAGCAAGGGAACGTCGAATTTATTATTAACAACTTATGCAATAATCTTCGCCTTAAATAGCTTGAATAATGGGTACATTGTGGCCGTTTTGTGTCCGCTGACAAAATGTACACCAAAGCAATTTAATTACAATAGATGTAGCTTAGTTGCTTAAATCCTTTATTTAATGCAGTTTTCGACTAATATAAATGAAATCTTATGGCTATAAAATACCTATGATGAAGCGGGTTCTATTGACGAGCCATGTGGAGACGGTTGTCTTGCTTTCCAAGGGCGAAGTCGACTCGAAAAAGATTCGGGTTGAGTTCTCTTTGGAAGATATGGATATGTCCGAATTTCAGGATGGGGCAACCTACACGCAGATTAAGGACTATGTGCTGGAGCATAGCGGATTAAAGGTATCCAATCTTTATATCTCACAAATTAAGCGAAAATGTGGGATTGGGGTTGGCAAGAACTACAATCTGCCGAAATCCGAGGATTCCAGACAACCCCAGTGTCCGCCGGAAAAAGAGAAGGCAATTATGGAAGCATTTGAGTATTTTGGGATGATTTAATACTTTGGTAAAGCCTTTGGATGGCTAAAAATCAGCAAAATCGGCAACAGGAAAAGAATCCATGTTGCCGATTTTGCTTTTTACGTGAAATTACGATTTACTTGCAGAACAATCAGTGCAGAGCATACCGAAGCCAGACAGAGCCATTGTTATTGGGCTGTACGCTTAGGAGCTTCAAATTGACGGGTTCTGTGTCTAACGGTAAACCGTCAAAAGTAGCAGTCATACCTTTTCGACCATCAATTCCGGGACCGAGTAGAATGCTGACTTCATCCAGTAGTCCGGCATTGAGGAAAGCAGCGTTGATCGTACCTCCACCGACAATCGCCATGCGTTCCACGCCAAACTCGGTATACAGAATTTCAACGGCTTTATGTAGATTAATATGCGTTTCACCGCAGACGATCCATGAAATATGCAGGGAATCCAGATAGGCAAGATACTCTTTTGTAACCTCTGTGGACATAATGACAATCAACGGGGAATCGCCGTTACTATCGTCATGCCATAGGAGCGTTCCTTTGGTATCGACCACCACCTGATAACCGTTTGCACTCCGCTTTTTTGAGAAACCTTCTTTTCCAACGCTCTCTGTTGGATTATTTGCTATAAACACACCGGGTTCTGCCAATTCGAGCTGTGCAGTCACCCTGCCGCTGAGATTTGTGGGAACATCCAAAGCATGCAGCGTTTCATAATACTCATTGGAACCTGCAATTTTTACAGTCATGCCACAATCAATTCTTCCGTCCACAGACATCATCATGTGGCAGATCATATATGGTTTTTTCATGTATATCCTCCTCGATTACCAGTTTTTCTTATCTTTGGTGCAGTCGTGTTGCTGTTTTCGTTCCTCCACCATCTTCACAAACCACTCCACCATATTCGGATCGGTGTGTGAGAAGAAGCTGCTTTGTTTTTTGTCAATCGTGGCAATAACCGCCATATCATCCTCGCTCAAAGAAAAATCAAATACATGAAAGTTTTCTTTCATACGCTCAAGGTGAGTAGATTTGGGAATGATGACAATTCCACGCTGCAAATGCCAACGAAGAATGACTTGAGCAACAGACTTTCCGTACTTCTCAGCAATGACTTGCAGTTCCGGCGTGTGGAACATATCGCCCCGCCCTTCACCGAATGGCGCCCACGCTTCCATCTGTATGCCGTATTTATCATGCCATGCTTTCGCTTCCGTCTGCTGATTGTGGGGATGAATTTCCACCTGATTTACCATCGGCTTGATTCGATTAAAAGAAGCAAAATCCACCATACGGTCAGTATAGAAATTGGAAATACCGATAGCACGGATTTTCCCTTCGTCATACAGTTCCTCCAATGCCCGGTATGCTCCGTAGGCATCTGCAAAAGGCTGATGGAGCAAACACAGGTCAAGGTAGTCAACCTGTAATTTTCGCATGGATTCCAATACGGATGCTTTAGCTCTTTCATAGCCGTAATGCTCAATCCAGACTTTGGTGGTTAGAAAAATTTCATCTCTGGGAATACCGCTTTTTGCAATGGCATTACCCACTTCTTCCTCGTTAAAATAGCTCTGGGCGGTGTCGATGAGACGATAGCCGATTTTCAAGGCATCACTGACACAGCGTTCACATTCATCTTTTGTAACCTGATAGACACCATAGCCGAGCTGCGGCATTTTTACACCGTTATTCAAAGTTACATATTCCATGTTCCACTCCTCCTTATAGGGATCCATTCAATCTTGACGCTTCATTTTTATTTGTCACCATACCGCCGTAGGTCATACCATAGAGAGCGGCAAAGCGCTTCATGGTATATTCACCAGCTTCCAGCATCCACTTTTCTGGGGCGGCACCTTGGAATATAAAATACAGTTTGCGATCACCCAGGGAGCCGTCCTTTACTTTTCCATAGAAACGATACAGCATATTGCGGACACTTCCGCAGATGTTGTGCCAGTATACAGGAGAGCCGATGACAATGGTCTTGGCGTTCTCCATGGCGGCGATTACAGTTTCCAGCCCGTCACCGGGCAGTTCCTGACCGTAAGCACCAATGATGTAATCTGTTAAATTCAGAGATTTGTAGTTCTTTCCTTCAAGCAGTTCTGCCGCTAATGCAGCAGTATTGCCGTTTGGATTTGGACTGCCATTGATAAATAAATACTTCATGTTCCATGCCTCCTATCCTATACACTGATTTTTCTATCCTTATTTAAGATACATATTAAAAAAGCTGTTCAGCTTTTCAAAAGGAATGACATCTAAATTGTCATAAAGATCAACATGGCTCGCTCCCGGAATGATAAGCAGCTCTTTATTATCTCCGGTCATTTTTTCATAAGCTCCCTCACTGAAGTAACGGGAATGCGCTTTTTCTCCATGTACCAGTAGAACCGCAGACCGAATTTCAGCGGCATACTGCAAAATTGGCATATTCATAAAGGACAGAGGAGAGGTCACATTCCATCCGTTGTTGGAATTAAGAGAACGAGGATGATAACCACGCTCGGTTTTATAGTAAGCATAATAATCTTTTACAAACTGTGGGGCATTGTCCGGCAAAGGATCGATGACACCGCCTGCAAGGGCATAACTGCCATTTTTATAATCCTCAGTACGCTGGGTATTCATTGCCAGTTTTTTGGCGAAACGAGCCTCGGGTGTGTTTTCATTGTCAAAATAACCGTTGGCATTTACACGGGTCATGTCGTACATGGTCATTGCCGCAGTTGCTTTGATACGGGTGTCCTGTGCTACTGCGTTGATTGCCATACCGCCCCAACCACAGATACCGATGATACCGATACGCTTGGAGTCCACATCCTCCTGCACGGAGAGAAAGTCCACCGCTGCGCAGAAGTCCTCGGTGTTGATGTCCGGAGAAGCCACATAACGAGGACTACCACCGCTTTCGCCTGTAAAGGACGGGTCAAAAGCAATGGTCAAAAATCCGTACTCTGCCATTTTTTGAGCATATAGACCGGAGGATTGCTCCTTGACCGCACCGAACGGACCGCTGACGGCAATAGCGGGAAGCTTGCCCACCACACTCTTTGGCGTGTACATATCCGCCGCCAGTGTGATGCCGTAGCGGTTATGGAAAGTCACTTTTTTGTGATCCACCTTGTCGCTTTTCGGGAACACCTTGTCCCATTCTTGTGTTAAATTTAATTTTTCCATGATGGTAATATCTCCTTAGTTCTCATCTAAAATTTCAATTTTATCAAGCCAGTCTGTAACTGCTGTTAATGCTTCATCCTGCGAATTTTGTGCCACAGAACCTCTTATTTCTAATCCATCCAAAACATCTGCACCTGTGCAGATTTCAGCAATGCTGCTGTCGGTGGAAGAAAGGCCGCTTCCTTCGTGGGTACAGAGCGGAATGATTGTCTTTCCCGAAAAATCATAACTCTCAAGGAATGTGTAGACTGCCATCGGCATGTCGCTCCACCAAATCGGGTAACCGAGAAAGATAACATCATAATCTTCCATGTTTTCCACGGTAGCTGACAGTTCGGGACGGGCATCTTCTTCCTGCTCCTGCTTTGCGGTTTCTGTACAAGCTTCGTATTCATCGGGATATGGTACAACGGTGCTGATTTCGAATAGGTCAGCATCGACCTGTTCTGCAATCATATCTGCTATTATGTGAGTGTTTCCTTTTTCGATATGCCCGACACCATAATTTTCACCAGTACGGGAAAAGTACGCTACTAAAACTTTCATACTCTCTGTATCTCCATTCTCATCTTGTTGTGTGCCGCTGCTTTCTTCTGCTGCGGCATAACTTTCTTCTGAAACGGTATACCTGGTAGTTTCTGTTGTTTCGGCATTCTGGCTGCTATTGCAGGCGGATAACGCAAAATACATGAAAAATATGAGTAACAACGATATAACTTTTTTCATAATCCGTGTTATCCTTTCAAGGTTATTGTGGTTTCAGAGAACCATAGTAATAGCTTGCCGTTGCACCGCCATCAATCAGGAAAGTAGAGCCGGTAATGAATGCTCCCTTATCGCTCATTAAAAGTTCTGCTACATTTGCCACCTCATCGGCTGTACCGGGGCGACCGGCAGGATATTTTGCAAACATATTTTTATAAAAGTCTCCTCGAATGCCGTTAAACTCATCAATCGCAAGGGGCGTCACAATGATGCCGGGGGCAATGGCATTGAGCCTCGCTCCACGCTTGCCCCATTCTACAGATTGAGCCATGACACGCTTTTCATTACAACGCTTTGCCATCTGATAAGCATGGAGCGTGTCACGAATATTTCCCGGCTGCAAGATATCCAGTGACAAAAGTTCTTCCGTTGGGGTCGTAGCAAGCTGTTCATCTTGCTGTGCGGTCAATGCAGGCATTCTCCAACCGGACTGACTGGAAATCGTCACACCAACACCACCGCTTGCAATCACTTTGCCCACTTCTTCCAACAAGACAGCCGTTCCATATAAATCGACCTTCAAAATAGCTTCAATGGGTGCTTGGCTGGGCGAAACACCTGCCGCATTTACAAGCATGGTGATCTCCCCGTATTCCTGCCCTCTGGCAATAATGGACTGTATGGAAGCCCTATCGGAAAGGTCGGTTTCCACAGGAAAAGCGTCAAATCCAGCGTTGTTCAGAATAGCCGCAATGTTTTCTGCATTCGCCGTCTTTTTATCGCCTACAATAATCTTCATTCCGGTGCCGACACGGCGGGCAATCGCCATTCCGATCTGTCCAGCACCGACTAATAGCATAACTTTTTTCATAATGTTTCTCCTTTCGTTGCTTGAATGTAGTCGATATCATTGACTTCTTCCAGCCACTCATTAGAGGCTTCCTCTCCTGGAACCTCTACCGCCAGATGAGAGAACCAGCTATCCGGCGCTGCACCGTGCCAGTGCTTTACGCCAACAGGAATATTTACCACACTGCCGGGGCGCAGCTCCTGTGCCGGTTTGCCCCATTCCTGATAGTAACCTCGTCCGGCCACGCAAACAAGAATCTGACTGCCACCATTTCTGGCATGATGAATGTGCCAGTTGTTGCGACATCCTGGCTCAAAGGTTACATTGAAAATACCGACCTGTTCCTTAGACACGGGTGCAAGGAAGCTCCTGCCCGAAAAATACTGCGCAAAGCCATCATTAGGTGTACCGATCGGGAAAATCATGGAAGCGGCGTGTTTAGACATAGCGTCCTCAGTGGGATCCTCGCCCCATACTTCCTTTGCCATACGGAACGCCGCCCATGCTTTCGACCAGCCTGCATAAAAAGCGGCATGGGTCAAAATCTCTGCAATTTCTTTCCGGGTAATCCCGTTTTTCTTTGCATTTTCCAGATGGAACCGGAAAGCAGAATCGGTCAGCCCTTGTGCCATCAGAGTAGTGACGGTCACAAGAGAACGGTCACGCAGAGAAAGTTGATTTTCTCTGCTCCAAATATCGCCAAATAATACATCATCGTTCAGTTCGGCAAACTTGGGAGCGAATGTTCCCAATTCATTTCTTCCTGCGGTTTGTTTTTCTGCCATAAAATCATTCCTCCTATATTTCTGAATAGCCATTGCAATCTTTCTGTATAACTGCTATACTAATGATAAAGCCTAAACCTAACTTTAGGTCAAGAGATTTTGTAAAATAAATTTGTTAACTTTTTGTGGAGGCATATATGTATACGATTGGACAGGTTTCGGAAATGTTTGGACTTCCGATTTCAACTTTGCGCTATTATGACAAGCAGGGGCTTTTTCCGGGAATGGAAAGAATTTCCGGCATCCGTAAATTCAGTGAGAAAGAGATTGAAGCATTACGTGTAATTGAGTGCCTGAAACGCTCCGGTCTGGAAATCAAGGATATTAAGCAGTTTATGGACTGGTGTGTGGAGGGAGCAGCTACTTATCCTCAACGAAAAGAACTGTTTGAGAAGCAAAAGAAAACAGTGGAAGCTGAAATTGAACATTTAAGTCGTGTGTTGGATATGATTAAATTCAAGCGCTGGTATTATGAACAAGCCATGCAGGATGGCAACGAAGATCGGGTACATAGTATGATACCGGATAAGTTGCCGGAGGATATTCAAAAGATGTACGATCATGCACATAAAGAATAAAGAAATGCCGCATATTTGCCCTTTAGAGACAAATATACGGCATTATTAGTATTCAAACGGAATTACTATGTCCTTTGGACAATTCTCATTTTTACAGTACAGCAGATAGGAAATTGCCGCTTTTGCATACTTGTTGGACTTAATTGTGTCCCAGTCTGCCAGTCTAATAATTTCTGCTGTTTTAGCTTCAAAATTTAGAGATAATTCGCCCCAATCGCCGTCGCAGTCTACCTGATATTCGTAGAATGCGGCGGCGCTTTTCTTTTTTTGCTTGGTTTTGGACACCTGTTTCAACCGGACAGCATGGAGCGCACCTTCGGCAACCAACAGTTCCGTTAGCTTATCCACCGCTTTCCGATAAGCTCTCTCAGCACCGCTGGCTGTGCTGCCCTCAAATATGACTGCCAATTCCTCAAAAGTGGGGCGGTTCTTCCATAAGCCGACACGCCCACAGGTCATACAGATCGCCAACCGCTTTTCAAGCAAGGTTTGCTCCCTGAAGTTCAGCTTCTCAAATGCCCGTTGCACCTTTTCAGCCTGTATGCCGTTCCAGAGGATGTCGGCATAGTTCCAGGTATCATCAAGGGCAACATCGTCGCCCGTTTCCTCTCCGTCCTCGTCCGTTACATAGAACGGTTGCTGATCGCAGATGCCACGGACAACTTTCAGATATTCTTCCGCAAGGGCAAGGTCGCAGTTGTATTTCTTTGCAAATTCACTGACCGCCTCCTTGGTGTTATGGTACAGCCAAGCCATTGACCGCACCATTTTGTAATTGGTCAGAGAGGACACAGACCACTTTTCTTCGCCCATACGGAAACGGAGCATAGCATCCCGGATTAACGGATATATGTATGTAGCATACTCTGCGCCCTTGGCAAGGTCATAGTCCATCAGCTTTTGGAGCATTTGCTCCCGGCAAGAGAGCTTTATATCTATAAATCGGTCTGTGTCGTACAAATCGCCGCCATCCACACCGAGAAAGTCTTTGATGCGCTTGTTAAGCTGCGGCTCGTAGTGGTGTAGGAAGAATGAGAAATGTATCAAATTCTTTCCCTGCAAGGCAGACAGGATATATTCGTTCAGACTGTCCACCGCTGGCGGCGCTGGTTCTAATTGGAAGATGCGCTCTGCCACATAGGGAATGATGCCATCCCCGTGTGGATTAACTTGGTGTTTCGGTATGTATCCGTTCATATTCCATGAAAAATTATTCAGCATAGCGCACCTCCCTTCGGTATGTCAATCTGTTTTATGCAATGTATTCCATGATTATGGAGTTTAAGATATTATACAATGTTTCTACGCACATCAGCTTTACTACGCCGTTATGGTCACTTAACATCGTACCATCTTCGGAATAATAGAACCGTATAGTCTTCCAACTATCTATTGTGTACTTTATCGTGATGCTGCAATACCTATCAGTTCCACGAGCGGGTTCATAATTAATTGAAAAATAGATTCGGTCATAAGTTCCGCTATAGAGATAATGACTTGCATTGTTTTCAACATTTACAGATGTATAATCAATGCCATCCTTTGAATTTTTACGGTATTCATCGTAGAGTTTTTGAATCAGCTCAAAATCAGGGTATGTATTCAGTAATTCTTCTAACGCCTTTATATAATACTGACTAAAGGAATTAACAATTAGCCGATTCTTTTCTTTTATCTCCAAGAGTTCTAAATTCCGTTTCTCTTGATATACTCGTACTCGATACTGTGCTTCTTCCTCTGGCGTCATATTGCCACCTGCAATGAAGTTCTCAATCTGCCCAATCAAACTTGAATATGTGCAACGCTCATAAGGAGCAATATTCAAACACGATGCAATAATTGAATTAGCAACAATCATATCAGCATTTCCGGGAAAACGCTTGGTCAAATCATATTCATCAACAAACCAGAAGTTTGAAGGCATAAAGTCCTCCGGTTTACCATTGATCATACACCAAAGAACTTTACCCAAAGAAAACATATCTCCTTTTTCAGTTACTTCCTCTACACGACCTGTTTCGTATTCTGGGGCAATATACATCCTGGGACCAACTGCCATAGTTTCCGGTGTCAGTCGTTCACTCCCATCGTTAAGAAAACACGTTCCAAAATCCGTAAGATACAGTGTGTATTCATCATCTTTTTTCAAAAACAAGATATTATCCGGCTTTATATCTCTGTGATACAAGGGCGGATTTCCAGTTGAAAGTGTATAAAGCGCTTTAATGACCGGCAAAAGCAATTCAAATACTAATTTGACATTCCCTTTGGTAACTTCGAGTATATCGTATACCGAACCGTCATATTTTTTCATTTCAACATAAGATTCAGCAATTTTATCCTCGTCAATATAAACATCCGTCACCTCAACAACATTAGGAATTGGATTCTTGCATAATTCCTGAAATACAGCAAGTTCTCGTTTGAAGCGTGTGACTTTTTCAGCGGTAGATGTATTTCTAAGATATTTTCTCGCAGTCCCGGTTTCAGCATCGAATACCACATCACCGTTACCGCCTTTAACATCAGCTTTTCGTGCCATGTATTATTCTCCTTGTCATTATTTGTTGTAAGCTTCTTTCTTCAAAGCGACCTGTTCCATTTCTTTTTCATAAGCTCCCTTGGCATAAGCGACATCACTTTTTGCCCGGAGCATTTTATCTTTCGCCAGTTTCTTCATCACCTCTGCAAGATCAGCGTCCAGAGTACCACGCTTCACATAGCGGTTTATGGTATTCAGCCGCTTCTCATAAATCTGTTTCACCGGATGATCGTCCGCAAGCTCCCGCTGTTCTCTGCCTTTCAGGTTACCGATCTGTCGGCAAGTGCGGTGCAGCTTGTCCCCCGGAGCGTAGCCGCCGCAGTATTTGGTGTGCCTTGCGTTGGTGGTGAGGAACCATTTGCCGCAGATTTTGCATTTCTTCGGGGCATGGCCGACACATAAACCCTCAACGAGATCAGACCGGAACATCCCCACAAAGGATACATAGTGCATCCGCTTGACCAGCTTCGCAACTTTTTCGCCGGGACGGATGGTTGCCACATACTGAACAGAGTTATTTGCAACAGACATCCAGGCATTGCCCTCCGTGATAGAAAACTCCGGCGGGAAATAGCTGCCGAACATTTTAGCAAAGCCCTCTGCAGTGCGGTCTGCTTCATTGCAATCCGATTTTTCTGCAAAATCAAGCATGGCCGTTTGGTATTCCCCAAGGGAGTAGGCCAGATGCCCGCATACGGCGGTATAGCGCTGGAGCGTGATTGCTTCGGTATAGTTCTGGATTTCTTCAAATTGCAAAGAATTGGTTGCGGCTTTTGTGGCAAACTCCACATATTTCAGTGCATTGTCCGCAGTAAAGACCCTTTCTATCCGTTCTCTGTGCTTTGATATGTCCATATAAGAGAATGGCGGGGTTTCGCTGAGAATATCCAGCATCGCCAGCGTAGCTTCCCTTGCCATAGAAATGAGTGCGGAAGCATCCTGTCCGGCGTTTAATGTTCCGAGCAGCAGATTGATTTTCTCGCATTGCTCATTCACCTTGGCAATGGTATCCGCAGGGACGTTCAGTGCATCACAGGCAAGCGTACCGACAGGAAATGTTTTGCCCTCATATATGACCGTATCCTGCCAAAAATCCAAAGTCATCAATTCTTGGTTCATGCTTGCCCTCCTGTCCTGTTTTTCCATTTTTCTAATTATATCATGTAAATGTGAAGAAATCTACGTCCTCAGATAAGTTGTCCTGTTTTTTGAAACAGGATTGTCCTGTCATTAGCCTGTTTTTTGAAAAATCCGTCATAA